CTGGGACTCCGCCGTCGGGATGTAGGAGGTCGGGTATCCCCCGACCTCGCACTGGGCACCCCAGAGATACAGGCTCCAGTACGGCGACCCCCAGCCGTTGGCCACGCCCGAATTGACGGTAAACGCCTCGCACAGCACGGAGATGACGGTGGCCGGGGACGTGCCGGTCAGGGCCAGCCGGAACCACCCGTTGGGCAGGGGCTGAATGGTTGCGGTCACGCCCGTGAAGTTGCCGGACGTGTTGACCACCGCGGTCCCGGCCAGGAGGTCGAACGTCGCCCTGGCCGGTGTGCCGGCGGACAACCAGAGTTGGACCGCCGACCGCTCCGCGGCCTTGGCGTATACCGAGAACGTGTAGATGGTGTTCGGCGTGCCGCTGAAGTGCCGCCATACCCCGTGGTACCCGGTGGCGGCGGCCTCCACGATCCGGTCTGCGGTCATGGTGCCGTCCGGGGCCGTCGTCGCGTTGGCCGACACGGTGGCGTTGTCCGCGGTCCACTGGGTGAAGTCCGCGGAATACATCAGGAGATTCTGGGTCTGGCCCTCCACCAGGAGGCCCCGGCACTGGCCGGTGATCGGGTCGTGGTCGATCCGGGGCTGGCCGGCGGGAGACGTGCGGAGCACGCCCCGGCGGTCCCAGTAGGTGGCCGTTGACGCCCTGGTGAAGGCCACGCGGGGGTCCAGGCTCCGGGACTTGGCGAAGTCCCAGGACAGGATCGGGCGGGTCAGCATAGCGGCTTACGTCACGATGGCGGTCCAGGTGGTCGCGTCCACCCAGACCAGCATGGCGGCGGTCGTCACGTTCAGGGACGCAGACCCGTCGATGGTCACGCCGGCACCAGGGCTGACCGTGACAGTTCCGGACGTGGCCTTGATCCACACGGCCCAGCCCGGCCCCATCTCGGGAGCCGGATCGGCCGGGGACGGCAAGGTCACGGCGTACCCGGCGGACCGGATCACCCGGCCACCATCGGCCGGCGTCAGGGTCGTGGCCCCAGACAAAGTCCGGGCGAACACCCGGCCCGGCATGTACCGCCAGTCCATGTAGGCGGCGGACCCCAGGTCGGAGTTGCGGGGGACCTCCTGGGGGTCCGTCCCGATCCCGACCAAGGCCCCGGTCAGGGCCTGGGCGGCGGTCTGGCTGGAGGCCGCCAGGGCGGCGGAAGCCGCGGCATTGGTCGCCTGGGTCGTGGCCGTGGTGGCCGCCCCGGTGGCTGAGGACTGATCCACAGCGATCTTGGCCAGCCCGTCCACCCACATGTTCTGCCAGCGGGGCCGAGTGGTCCCGTCGGACCCGGTCGTGGGCGTCTTGTAACCGTAATCGGCCATGTCGGAGTCGGTGTAGGTGACTCCGTTCAGCGTGACCGTAGTTGCCATGTCAGAGAACTTCCTCTAGCGAAAACGGCAGCCGGTCACGCCCGTACGCCGCGAAAGAAAAAAGGCCCGGATCAGTGAGCCGGGCCAGAAACGAATTCCTGAGGAAATGGACGGTATCGTCCGGATCGGGGACCCACAAAAGGGGCCGGTCCAGGTCATGGCGGCGGAACATTTCGAACGCCCGCGACATGACTTCGTCCCGGTCCGCGTACTCCACGACACCCTGGAACACGCGGGGTTTTGGGCGGCGTTCGAAGTATTTGACTCCGCCCAGACTCTCCTGGCTTTGGGTGCGGAACCGGAACCCGTACTGGGCTCCGTAGCTGGGATTGATCCCCAACTGGTACCCTTCCGCGATTTCAAATTGGCCAAGTTGAAAGTAGCCGGCGGGATTGCTCGGGTCGGAGATTTCGACCTTGATTGCTTGTGCCAGATGGGCCGCCGGGAGCCAGACCGGGCGGGTCGCGTTGTAGCCTTCCAAGTCGGTGGACGAATACTTGCCCGTCCAGAAGCTGATATGCCCGCACGGCAAGGACCCCCAGGGAAAAACGACCGGCCAGAATTCGAGCCACCCGGTGTCATGCAACAGCTTGGTCTGGCCCAGGTCCGCGTACAGCCGGATACGGAAGGTCGCGTCCAGGCTGGCGTTGTGGTTGACGAACCCCAGAAGCTGGACATTCCGCCCGCCCGAATACGTCGCCGTGAACTGGGTCGAGACCGGGGTGGCGTCACTGGACCGGGCTACGCGGGACAACGGCATGACGTTGAGGTTGGAGGCCGGGTAAGAACTGGACCAGGACCCGCCTGAAAAGACGTAGTCCTCAGACCAGCGGTCGAACCCGAACACGGCGTTGGCCATGGTCGGTTGATCCTGGGCGGATGTAGGGGAGTTAGGGTTATTTATCGCGGCGGTGCCGCGGTGGCGTACCGGTCGGGGTCAACCCCAGAGTTCGAGTTCGACCGTGTAGTTCTGGGCGTCGTATTCCAGCCCGATCACGCGGAACAACTTTCCGGCACCGTATCCGAACCGCGGGATTTCGAGCTTGACCACAGACCCGAGGTCGATCAGGTCCGCGATATCCTGGCCGAACTTCACGGTTACCTGGAGCCGCTCCCGGAACACCTTGTAGAGGGCCAGGAGCCGGTTGGCCTCCGCCTGGGCCGCGGTGGCGTCGTGGATCAGGGATTCGAACTGGAGTTCTTCCGCCAGCAAATGCTTGGCCAGGACGGCGGAATCCTCGGCCACCACTTCCCGGAATTCCTCCCGAAGGAAAGCCCGGCGGGCATCGGTGACCACGCCGGCCAGATCGGTGTCCTGGAGGGACCAGTTGCGGGAGTACGAGAGCTTGACCCGGTACGCCGGCACCCCGCGGCCCTGGTCATTGGTCGCCTGCCGCTCCAAGGCCAGGATGTCGCCGTCCTGGGCGGTGGTGACCGTGCGGCTGAAATCCCGCAGGGTGACCACCGGGGACCCGACCGGGGCCTCAAACCGGACGATCCGGAAGGTACCGACCCGGTCGAACCCCCACCACGCCCCGATGGACTGAGCGACTTGGTCCAGGGCCTCCCTGACGGTGATTTCGTCCGGGCACCAAAGCCCGACCTGGGCCGGCTGGGCGGCGTCCAACGTCGCGATGTCGGCCGACGCGATCTCACCCGCCGAAAGGCCGCCACGGGTCACGATCAGGTTGACGATCTGGGCCGCCGTGGTCTGGGCGGCGGTGGCATCCACCGTGACCTGACCGACCGGGCTGGAGCCGAGCCGGACATAGGTCCCCTCGGGACCGCTGTAGACCCGGTACTGGCCGGCGGTGGGGGCCGTGGCCTGGAGGTCCGCGGCGGACGCGTAGACGGCCCCGGCCGTCAGGCTGACCCCCTGGTCATAGACGGCCTGGACCGTGACGCCGACCCCGTCGTGTAGCTGGTAGATCAACCGGGAGGTGTTGACGACCGGCGGGGCGATGTTCTGGACCCGGCCGAACAGGATCGGCTTGGGCTGGCCCTTCAGGTCGTCGGCCGTGCCCTCCAGGCCGACCGGCAGCACGTTGTTCCCGGCGTACTTCGTGGGCTGGAGGGGCTTGTCGAATAGCTCCTGGCGGTCCCGGAGCCGGAACGTGACCCGGTCCCAGTCGAACACAGCCTGTTCGGCGGTGCCCCGCAGGACGGTGGTAAAGGTTGAGTAGTCCGCCGCGTCGTCGCCGATCAGCAGCGTGACGGACCGCCCGTCGAACCCCCAGGACAGAATGGAATCCAGCCCGGCGTCGGCGTTGGCCAGGACCAGTTCACCGAAACCGACGGTCGAACCCCCGCCGGTCCGGCCCGATCCGAAGATGGACCGCCGGAAATTGGCCGGCTGGACCAGCCGGGGTTCGTAATAGCCGGGGGCGGAGGGGTGGTTGTAGCCCGACCCGCTGGAATACCGCAGGGCCTGGGTCGCGGTGCCGTCGTGGCCCACGATCTCAGCGAGGTAAATGGTCGTCACGGGGAATGCCCAAAAGAAAAGGGCGGGTCGCACGGCCCGCCCCGGCTTCAGGAAAAACCCCCCGCTAACCTGGGCACCTTATATATATCTAAGGAACCCAAGTTATCGGGGGGTTTTTGCTCGCGACTTACGCCGCGTTGCTCAGTCTCGATTTGCGTTCGACTTCGGCCAGCTTGCCGTCGATGGCCTCCAGCCGGTCGTGGGTGCCGTCCCCGCTCGCCGCCGTGACCCGAACCAGGGTCCGGATCTCCTGGACGACCTCCCGCAGGAGGGCCGCGGTCTCGCCGTTGTCGTTGCCGGCGGACCGCAGCATGGCCGCGGTCTGGGTGTGGGACCAGATCCGGGCCGGGCCGGTGGCCTCAAGCTCGGGTCCCCGCTCACCGACGATCCGGAGCCCGCCAAGGTGGTCACCACCAGCCGCGAAGCCGGGGGTGTACCCGGCGTTTTGAACCAGGATGCGGGCAGCGACCCGCCGGGGATCGTCGGCGGACATGGATTTGAACGCGGCCCCCCAGTCACCCCCACCGGACCCATAGTTGCCGGTGTAGCCGGACAGGACGGACAGGAGCCGGTTCAGGTCGGCGTTCTTGCCGAAGTTGGCGTTGGAGTTCGGGAGGTTCTGGGCCACCCAAGCCGAGAACTCGCCGTTGCCAAACGAACCTTTAAAGTTCGGCAGTGCCGCCGCCAGCAAGTAGTTCAGGCCCTTGTTCTGGCCGTAGTCCCGGTAATCGCCGCGGGCCAGCACGTCCCGCATGGCCAGTTCCACGCCGGCCAACCCCCGGTTGGTGGTGCCGATCAGGGCGTCCAGGCGGTCCACCTGGGCTTGGCTCAGGCGGATCTGGCGTTCCGCCACGCTTTCGACTGCGGCCAGCCCATCCTGGACTTCGCGGAACGCTTCGGGGTTGGCACTGGCCCAGTATTCGGCGTTGGCCTTGAGGTAGGCATCACTGACGGCCTGAAGGTTTTCGCCCGCTTTGACATCGCCCAACTTGGCCTTGGTCAAGGTCTCGCGGAACTGGGCCTGGGCCTCCAGGTACCGGCCCTGGGGATCAAGCGGCGAGTATTCGCCCAGCAACAGGGACTTGCGGTAGCTGGCCAGCGAATCCCGGATCTGGGTGAACGACTGGACCAGGGCCGCGGCGGCGTCCCGCTGTTCCTGGACGATGGAATTCCACAGGGCTTCGACCTCCTGGGTCAGGGCCTGCCCCTGGGCCTGGGCGGCGGCTTTGGCCGCGTCGGTACCCTCCCGGAAGGTCTGGCTCAGGTACTGGACAATCTGGCCGTACTGGCTGGCGTCCAGCTTGCCGTTGCGGAGCCGCTGGTTGACTTCGGCCTGGGCATCCCGGAGTTCCTGGGCCGTGGCGGTGCCGGCCTGGGCTTTGCCAAGGAATTGGTCCAAGGCCGTGATGAAGTTCGGGAATTTCTCGTAGTCCAGCCCCAAGCCCATCAAGACATCGGTGGTCGTGGCCTTGACCGTAGGGTCAATGGCCTGATTGACCGTCAGGGTCCCGGCCCGGATCACGTCGTTGATCTGCCGGTTGTAGTCATGGGTTGCCTGATCGACCACGCGGGTCAGCAACCGGGCCTGTTCGGCCGTGGTGTACCCGAGTTCAGTCAGGACAGGTTTGAACGCTTCGAAATTGATCTGGGCCGACTTCACAATCGCGGCCAGACCCCGCAGGGGTTCCCCGGCTTCCCGGAGTCCCAGCATGGCCTCCACGCTGTTGCGGAGTGCCGGGGTGATCTCTTCCTTGGTCGTGATCCCCAAGGAAATCAGGCGGTCCCGGAAGTCGATGATTGCGGCTTTGCCTTCCTCGCCGGCCTTCTTGGCCGCTTCGGTCATTTCCTTGATCTGCTGGGCCAAGGCGTCGCCGCCGGTCCGCATGGCTTCGAACCAGGGGCGGAACGCCAGGGCGGCGTCCAGGTCGGCCGACAGGTCTTCGGCCTTGGTCGCCTTGGTGTTCTTGATGGCCTTCAGGACATCGGCGTTGCCCGACAGGGACCCGGCCTTGGCCAAATACTGGAGCACGTCGCGGGCGATGATGACCGGGTCTTCCGACTTGCTGACCTCGACCCGCTTGGTCCCGTCCGGGTTGGTGTCGGACCAGCCGTTCAGCACGGTCGAATGCCCGCGGTCACCGTGGTACTCGGTGCCGATCCACAGGTCATCCGGCCGCTTCAATCCGCCGGTCTCGATGATGCTGTTGACCAGGGTGCTGATCGCGTCGGCCCGCTGGCCCAAAGCCCCGGCGTCAACGCCATTTTCGGCCCCGGCGTCGCTGGCAATGACCCGGCCGTTCTTGTCGGTGCGAATCCAGGCTCCGCCATAGGGCGTGGCCTTCTTCTGGGTTCCCAACAGGCCCATGATGGCCCCGACGATGGCCCCAATGGCCATTCCGATGGGGCCGGCTGCCGAGCCCGCCATGGCTCCCATGGCCCAGGCCGAACCCGCACCCAGGGCGGCCCCCGAGATACCGCCGATGGCCTTGGAGTTGGTGGCCGTGCCGAGCATCCCGCCCAGCATGCCGCCGAACATGCCGCCGCCGACGCTGGTCAGGGCGGACCCGATGGTGGGGCCGACCGACACCCCGGAGGCCGTGGCGAAACTGTCGCCTGCTGCCATGGCGGTCTGAATCGACGGGCTGGCCGACACCATGGCGGACATCTCGGCCGCACTCGGCCCCCAGAGGGGGGTGGCCATCAGGCCGGACCAGGATTCTCCCAGCCCCAGGTAACTGACGCCCTTGTCGAGCAAGGATGAACCGGCCTTGCCCAGAGCCCAGTTGGTCGCCGTGTTCGTGAGGCTGAACCCGCCCTGGCCGTTCGGCGTCAGGGTGATCTGGGCCGGGTTGGACGCCCCGCCCCCGCCGAATATCGGCAGATCCCACAGGGTGGCCGACGCGGTGCCGAAAATCGCGTTCTTCAGGGGGGCCGCGATGGCCATCTTGGCCAAGTCGGCAATAATGCTGGCGATGATCGACTTGACGACGCCGCCGAAATCAACCGCGGCGTCCTTGCCCTGAACGAACGCGTCCACCAGGGAATCGCCCAGGCGGTCGAACGCCCTCTCGAAGATCTTCCCGAGTTCGCCCGCGGCCTCCTCGGCCCGCTTCTTCAGTTCCTGGAACGCCGGGTCGGCGTCCTGGAGGGCCTTGTTCAGGCCGGCGATCTGATCGGCCGAAAAGGTCGTGCCGTTCTCGGCCAGGAGGTTCAGGGCATCGTTGAGTTCGCCTGCCTCCTTTCGGAATTTTTCAGCCGGGGTCAGGCCGTCTTCGATGGTCTTGTTGACCAGCTTCAGGGCATCTTCGAGCTTCTGGGCCTTGAGTTTTTCGGCCTTTTCAATGATGTCCTTCAGCCACTTGTCGAACTTCTCGGCTTCGGGGTTCGTCCCCTTGAAAGCGTCGGCCAGTTCCTTGTCGGCCAGGGCCTTCAGCTTGGCATACCGGGCGTCGTCGATCCCGCCGGGGGCATTCCGGAGCTTGTCCAACTGGGCGATGGTCTCGCGGTGCCTCGCCCTGGCCTTCTCGACCTTGTCGAGTTCTTCCGTGATCTTCTTGGACGCCGCTTGGTTCGCGGCCAGTTGGGCCTCTTCTTTGCGGGTTCTGGCGGTCACGTCCTCCAGAACGGCCCGGTTTTCGGAGAGCCGGCGGTCCGCCGCCGCCAGCTTCTCCGCGGCGGCAATCTGGGCGTCCAGCTTGTCCAGGCCGGCCAGGACGCCCCGGCGGCTGGTGATCTCCGGGTCCGTCGGGAGGTAGCCCTGGGCCAACATGCTGGCGATTTCGCCCCGCGTGTCCGCCTCCTTGGCCTGGGCGGCACGGTCGGTCCGCTCCTTGCGGAGCCGGGCCAGGACTTGCTGGGGGGTCTCGGCCGCGATCCGGGACGACAGGCCGTCCAGCCCCATGGCGATGCCGTGGATCACCTGGGCCAGCTTCTGGGACAGCCCCAGGGTCTGGTCCAGCTTGACCAGGAACCCGTCCCAGGCCACGGCCATCTGGCCGGATGCCCGCTCGACCGTGATCGGCATCTCGGCAAACTTCTTGTTCGCCGCCTCGGACGCCTTCAGGAGGGCACCGAACACCTTGTCCGAGGTCAACTGACCCTCGGCCCCCATCTTGCGGAGTTCGCCGATGCTGACGCCCAGGGACTTGGCCAGGGCTTCGCCCAGGGCCGGCATGTTCTCCAGGATGCTCTTGAGTTCGTCGCCCTGTAGGACGCCGGACGCCAGGGCCTGACCCAACTGGGTGGCCCCGCTCGCCGCCTCCTGGGTGGAGGCCCCGGACACGATGCCGAGCTTCTGGACCGTGCCCAGAAGCTGGAGGACTTCGGAGTTCGTCGCCCCAATCTGGCGGCTGGCGATGGCAAAGCGGGTGAACGCCCCGGCGGCGTCTTCCATGCTTCCGCCGGTCTGGAGGTTGAGCTTGTACAACTCGCCCATGATCCGCTGGGCGGCGGCCATGTCCCCGACGGCGGCCCGGATCTGGCCGGACATCTTGGTGTACGCGTCGCCGGCCCGGACGATCTCGCGGGCCAGGGCGGCGGCGGCGGCCCCGATCCCGGCCAGGGCCACGGTCGATCCCTTGATGCCCACCAGGGCGTCCAGTGCCCGGCCGGCGGCCCCCCGGATGTCGTCCAGGGACCGCACGACCACGCGGGCACCCGCCTGGGCCTGGGACGCGTCAACAACGATCCGGATGGTCTGAGTGGTCATTTAGTATTCCCGGTCTTGCTGTTGACGTGATCCAGGTACACGTCGTCCATCGCTCGAATGAGCGTCAGGAAGTCGTCGTAATCGTCGGGGTCGGAGGGGCCGTGTCTGTTGGCCCATTGGTCAATCGCCACCCAGGGGATTGGGCCGATGCCCATTCCCACAGGACGGCACGTCGTGAGTTCTTGGAACGCCGCCCAGTATTCGTAGAGCCAACTGGGCAGGGCCGGCTTTTTCTCCAGGGCCTGGACCCGTTCGCCGGCTGCCTGGAGGTCCCGGAGCCATGACTCGCGAGACCCCCATTCAAGCTGCCATTTCAGGCAGTCGCGGAGTTTCCCAGGTCGTCCTGAAGCTGGGCCTTGCGGAAGTTCGAGACCCGGTTGGCCTGTTCCTGGACATCCGCGAAGAGTTCCGGGAGGTCCAAGAACAGCTTCACGCAGTTCTCGACCGTGAACGGCATGATGTTGCCGTCCTGGTCCACTACGTCTTCCCAGCCGACAACCACGCCTTCCGCGTAGGCTTCGGCCATCAGGCGGGCCGCAACTTTCTCGTCAATGCTGGCGTTCTCAATCTGGCGGCGGTAGGGCTTCAGTTTGCAGTCCAGGATCTTGCCGTACCGCTTGTTGGACCCGCCGGCCCGGTGAATCCGGATGCGGCCAGCCGCCCCATAATCCAGGGTGATCCCCTCGCCGGATTCCAGGTTGGGGTCGGTCGAAAAAATCGAATAGAAAGACATCGTGACCTCTTGTCGGGAAAAGGTGGCGGCCAGAGGCCCGACCCCCTGGCCGCCGTTTGCCGGCAAATCTTGTCGGGTAGCCTCGGGTATTTATTCGGCGGCTTCGGATTTGGGCTTCCGCGGGGCTTTGACTTTCTCGGCCAGCCCCTTGGCGATGATCAGGCTGGCGTAATCCTCGGCCAGATCGACCTCGGACCCGGCCCGGTAGTCCACGCGGGTACCCTCGGGGTACCCGCTGAAATCAACGGTGATCCGGACCAGCATCGTTAGGACACTGCCCGCGTGATCTGCATACTGGCCGAAGTCCCGGCGTCGTAGATGGCCTGCCAGCCGGCGTTCACGATCACGTCCTGATCGTTGCCGCCCGCGACGACCTGACAGGTCGTGAACTTGATGGCCGGGAAGATGAACGCGTATTTCTCGGCCGTGACCTGTCCCAGGGTGAACGCCAGACCGGCCCCGGTGCCGTTCAGGTACAGATCCAGGAGGGAGGAATCCTCCAGGTACATTTCCAGGGACCCGGTGATGACCACCCGGCCGGCACCGACCCCGACGTTGTCCACGGAGCCCAGGGCCTGCTGACCCCGGAGGTTGTTCTGGGCCTGGAAAGACAGGCTGCGGATCTTCGGCGAGGTCAGGCCGGTCACCGACAGGCCGGCAAAGCCCGTCGCCGCGTTGATCACGCCGCCCGTGGGAGCGGCGGCGTAGGTCGCTCCGGCAATGATCGCGTTGCTGACCGACCCGCCCTTGCCCTGGAACGAGAACGAGCCGGTGACCTTCTGGCCCGCCGTGCACGACAGGCTGAACTGGTTGGCCACCATGCCGGTCAAGCGATAGAAAATGTCGGTGGTGCCGGCCTCGAACGTCTTCTCCAACGTGACGGACTTCTGGGTCACGCCGTTCTTGATCACGTCGGACGCCCAGGCGGCGTGCATGAAGGACTCCAGGAGGGTGTCGAACGCCGAACCGGCCCCGCCATAGCTGAGGTCAAAGTTGATGTCGCCCTCAGCCGACCCGCCGACCTGGGTCAGGTCACTGACGTTGCGGTCCGGCCGGATGTCGTCGCTGCTGACCGTCTGGCGGTTGATCGACAGCGACTCCCCGGTGAACCGCAGGTTTTTGAACGTCGGGGTGGCCGGCGTGGTGCCCCAGACGGTTTCGGCGATGACGGCCAGCCGGGTTTCACTCGAATTGACAATACCCATGAGCGGGCTCCCATAAAAAAAGCCCGCCGAATGGCGGGCTGACAGCGATTGGTGAAGTTCAGCCCGCCAGGGCGTTGAACTCAGACATGAAAAAGGCCCGCCGGTTCTCCGGGCGGGCCTTGGCTACTCAACGAATTCGTACTCGTAATCGAACGCCACTGTTGCCGTGAACCAGTTCCCGTCTTCCGCGTCGGTGGTCTGGGGAGGGTCCACACCGACGACCTGGACCCCGTCGAAGGTCTGGCCGCGAAATACGGCCCGGATCTGATCCGCATACTGGACGGCCAGGGTGTCCCCGGTTCCGCTCGGGACCAGGACATGGACCTGGACCGTACCGGATTCCCGGTAGAGGTTCCGGCCAGGGTCGCCAACGCTGGCGATGTCCTCCAGTCCGGCCAGGAATTCGACCGTGACCCATGGGCCGAAGGCCGGGTCCACGTTGGCGTTCAGGCTGTCGTGGATCGGGGCAGACGTGAAGTTGGCCGCCAACCGGTCCCGGATGGCGGTACGGACGGCGGTGCTGGACATCGGGTATCCGGAAGAAAATCAGTCCGGGCGGGTTCGCCCAAGTTACCTGTTTATTTATGCGTGGTGCGGCGTTGGCCGATCACGGCGTGGTCTGGGGAAGTTGCCGGATCTGGATTGCGGGATAGACCATGTCCCGCTTGACCCTTTTGTTGTATTTGGACCCACCGGCCTCGCCCCAGACCTTGACCCCCAGGCTGAGCTTGACCCAGCGGTAATCCAGGAACACGGCCTTGCCATACCGGCGTTTGGCCGCCCGGAAGACGGCCCGATAGACCCCGTTGGGTGCCCGCGGGGACTGCGGCGTGGTGGTTGCCCCGCTGGGGTCACCGCCGCCCTCGATTTTTTTCGCGTACGGGGTTGAGTTCACGATCTGGACTTTGTCGCCGGGCTTGATACCCCGGATGTCCTGGACCTGGGTCCCGTTCACCATGACGACATGGGAGTCCTGGTATCGGCCGGTCAGCACCGGGGACCGGCGGATCAGTTCGGCCCAGATCCATTCGACGATTTCCCCCAGGTCGTTTCGGACGAATTCGATCCGACCGCCGGGCTTGACCATCTCGGGGGCCGCGTTGTGCCGGCGGTCCACGATGGTCTTGTGCTGTTTCCAGGTGGGATCACGGGCCTCAGCGTCGGCCAGGACCTTCCGGGCCACCTCCACCGTGAATTTCTGAATGTCGCCCTGGAGCTTGGTGTTGAACTGGACGAAATCGACGGCCACGGATCAGCCCCGCACCCACAGGACGTGGGCCAGGATGTCGGAGCCCAGATACTTGGTCTCGCACCCCTGGACGGTGGTGGTCTTGCCGCCGATCACCAGGAGGTCGCCCCGGACCGGCGGACCGGGCCAGCCGGCGGCCAGGATCTCCTGGTTGGAAATCGTCACGGACTGATCCCCCTGGGTGACGCCGCCCAGTAGCTCCTGGGGGCGGTATCCCTTCGCGACGCCGTGGACGGTCACGTCGGTGAATGTCGCGGAGGTCCCCGCCCGGCGGCGGAGCGTCACGGCCCGGCCGTACTGGGCCAGGGCGTCGCCGATCTTGGACGCCGCGGACATCAGGCCACCGACGGATTCCGGTAGCGGTCCAGGCGGGCCGCGATGTCGGCCGAGAGCCCGCCAACGGTCGGGCTGGTGGCCGTGACCTGGAACTGTTCGTCCAGCACGTCCAGGATCTTCTGGCCACGCAGGGCCGGGTCACGGGAGCGGCTGAAGTAGGCCAGCTTGACCAGATCGACGGTCGCCCGCTCGATGTCAGCGGGAATCGGCGAGAGGCCGGCCGTGTAGGTCACCACGACCTTGCGGGCCGTCCAGGCCGTCCGGGCATCGTCGCTGAGCCGCCACAGGGTGCCGGCGTCGCGGTCCACCTCGTAATCATCGGCGGCCAGGGTGACCCCGTCGGCCGTCACGGACGTGACGGTCACCACTGGGAACCGCGACAGGACCAGGGGGGACCGGCACCGGTCCAGCCGCAAGGTTTCCCGCACGGTTTCGGCCGGGAGAACCCGGCCGCAGTACACGGAGACCAGCCCGGACGCCTCTCGGATCAGGGTGGCCAGATAGGCGTCCTGGCTGGCGTCGCCGATCTGGAGTTCCGCCTTGATCGTGGCCACGCTGGCCAAGTCGTAGGAGGCCGCGGGGGTCAGGACATCAAGCATCGGGCGGGAATCCGGGCCGGCGTTACTTCCGCTTCCGGCCGGTGGTCTCGGCCGGAGCGGTCACGCGGGTTTCGGGGGTGGGGTCGGCCGGCCCAGCGATACCGGCGGCAATCCAGGCGGCCCCGATCTCGGGGCTGACCTCGATCACCTGACCGGGGACGTACGACACGTCGGCCCCGGCCATGCTGGTGTTCATCTCGATCTTCATGGGGTGTCGGGGGCGAGAAGCGGCCCGGAGGCCGCCCCTCGCCCAGGCCCGGTTAGGTGGCCGGGTGGACGTACGCCTTGACCGGGTTGGTCCCGGCGTCCAGCAGGTCGCCGTCGTGACGCGAGAACGCCATGAACCCGACCTGACCGTAATCGGCGTACCGCTCGTTCAGGCGGAGCACCTGGACGCCCAGGACATCACGGATCACGTACTTGGACAGGTCGCCGAAAATGATCGACTTGGCGTTGGCCGCCATGACCGGCATATCCTGGTTGATCACGTACCGCTTGCCCAGGATGGTGTCGGGTTCGCCGGCGACCATGCCCGGCTGCCACATCGGCAGACCCTGGCTGTCCTTCAGCTTCCGGATCACCTTCAAGGACGCGTCGGAGAGCATCCACACGCCGTTCCGGCGGTAGGCCGGATCGACCGAGTGGAACAGGTCCACGAGGTCATCGTAGGTCACCGTGCCGGTCTGGCCCGTGGCCCCGGTCTTGCCGGTGGCCGCCGCGGTCACGATGCCGTTCGGCTTGGACGAACCGTCACCCGCGGTGAAGTGCTCGTTGGTGATGCGGGCGATACGCTCGCCCAGGCTCCGGGCCAGATAGCCCGGCAGGTCGAACGCCGAATCCTGGAGGAGTTCGGTGCTGACCCGGATCAGCTTGGACGAATACTTGTAGGCGTTCAGGGTCACGACCGAGAAGGTCTGATCCTGTTCCGACACCTGGGCGTTCTCGGCCAGGATCGCCCCCTTGTTGCTGGTGTCGTTGACCGTCGGCATGTCCAGGGCCGAACCGGTCGCGGTGCGGATCACGGTGGCCACCTCGCGGACACCGCCGTGGGCCTTCATGGCCTCCTCAAGCTGGCGGTAGAACTCATCGGCGACGGTGTAGCCGCCGGCCGAGTCCGTCCCGACGGCCTGGGCACGCCGCTCCAGGATGGCCCGCTGTTCCGAGGTCAGCCCCTCGCGGCCACCGATCAGGTACGAGCGGAAAGCCGAATTCTCGTCCTCGATCCGCTGGCGGGCGTGGTCGGGCGAAATGTCGTCGCGGGCCGCCCGCTGGTACGAGCGGGCCTCCAGGGCGGCCTCCTGGGCCGCCAGCCGCTCCTCTCGGGCGATGCGGTCGGCCAGCTTGTCGGCCTCCACCATCATGGTGTCAAACCGGGCCTCGATCTCCTTGGCCTCAGCTTCCGCCGTGGTGTCCGTGACGGTGGTCAAAAGGTCGCGGGCGTCAGCAACCAGCTTCGAACGCTGCTCCCGCAAAGTAATCAGGTTGGACATATGCACTCCTGGCATAAAAAAAGCCGCCCGGAGGGCGGCTTGGTGAGGCGTGCGGGAGCACCCGCTACGCGAAATCGCGGATTTGTTTGAGTTTCCGGAGGCGGAATACTGTCGGCTTGAAAGTCGGGGATTGGCTGGACTGCCACCGTTCCAGCGAGCGTTTGGCCACGTCGATGGTCGTGGCCCGGTAGGCCGGAAAGGCCACCGCGGAGACCTCGAAAAGGTCCACGTCGATCAGGGTCCGGGTCGTCTTGCCGTCCCGGTGGTCCCAGGCGTCCGCCTGGGTGGTGAAGCCGAACGACATCGCGTCCAGAAGGCCGGTCCGGATCTCCTCCTGGACATCCCGGCCCAGAGTGGTGTCGGGGAGGTCGATCTCGACCCGCAGGCCCCGTTCGTCCTCAGCCAGCCGCAAGGACCCGTTTTTGGTCCGGCCCAGCCGGCGGGCCGGGTCGTGGTCAGCCAGGGCGTACACGTCCTGGCGGTCCTGGAGAGACCGGCGGAAGGCCCCCGGCTGGATGGTTTCGACGAACCCGCCCAGGTCTTCCGACGGCGAGTTGAAGACGGCCGCGTAGCCGATCAGGGTCTGGCGGCCATCCTCGGCCGCCCGGACCTCCAGGCCCTGGAGGGCTCGAATCTCACGCATCGGGGGTGCCTACCTGGGGATTGTTCATGAAATGTTCCCAAGAAAGCCCGGCCGAAACATGCTTCCACGTTCGCCCGCGGCGGATCTTGTAGACGTTGTCGGCGGTCACGCCGTACTGGGCGGCCAAAGCTCGGGCAGAACGTGACGACCGGCGGATATCCGCAACCTGATCAGCAGTCAGGACCGCCTGCACACAGCGGCCCTTTACATCACGGTCCCGCAGGTTGTCCTTTTGAGTGCCGAGCCAGAGGTGGTCAGGGTTGATACACCCCGGTCTGTCACAGGCGTGACAGACATTAAGGCCATCCGGTATTGGTCCCTTCCAAGCGGCGTATGCGAGACGGTGAGCCCCAACAACAGCATGCCCGTGACGAACACGGCCATGACCGCTTTCGTTCGCTCCACCGGTCCACATCCAGCATTCGCCGTCAATGCGTACTTTGCGAATCAGCTTCATCTTCGCTTTTTCTTTTTCAATAGGATTGGTCAGGTCCATTACGTCTCTCCTGTTGCCAAGAAAGACTTTGGCGTGCTGGGCCGCCAAAAATCGAAATTCTTATTCCTGATTGACGGCGGCGTTACCGACGGCATTCCCGGCGGTGCCGGCCTCGATCTGGGCCACCCCGGCCATGTTCTGCTGGAGGTACAGACTGTCCCCGCCGGGCATCGGCGGAAGTTCTTCCAAAGACCTAGCCTCGTTCGGAGTGAAAAGGCCGCCCTGTACGCCGCGGACCAAAGCTTCCATGCGGTCCTTGAAGGCTCCGCGAAGCAATCCATTCAGGTTGAACTTGACGTACTGTCGTCCGCCTGACCGGGCACTGAACAGCTTGCGGTTCAGTTCGGATTCCCAGACGGCCACGCGGGGAGCGATGCAATACTTGACGAACTGAATGTCGTCCTGCTCCGCACTGGCATAGGTCCGACCTTCCGACGACTGCAACAGGGACAGAGGAACGCCGTAGATCGACGCCACCTCTTCTTTCTGCATCCGGCGGGTTTCGAGAAACTGGGCGTCCTGGGGCGGAATCCCGACCTCGTGGAGCTTGATGCCCTCCTCCAGCACGGCAGGCCGATGCTGGTTGGGGCCGCTGAACCGTTCGGCCCAGGACTCCTTGAGGCGGGCCACGGCGGCGTCACTCAGCCGGCCAGGGCATTCCAGGATCACACCAGGGCGGGCGTCATTCTTGAAGAACCGGGCTCCGAAATCCTCCGCGGCCTTGGCCAGCCCCACGGCCCCGCGGGCCTGTTGGATCGGCGACAGGCCAACAAGCCCGTCCAGGCCGAAGTGTTTCAGGTGGATGACCTCGGACGCCGGGATCTCCACACGGGTCCCGTCGCTGAGGCCGGCCAAGTACCGGACCCGGCCGGCCCGGCGTTCCACGGTCATGCGGTCGGGGAGGAGCGGCAGGAGGGCCACGACATCGCCCCGGCCGTTGCGTTCCAACGCGGCGTAGGCGTTGCCCCACAAATCCAGGTGGGGCTGGAGGGTCTGACGGAAGTCCACCGACGACTGGAATTCGTTGGGTTCGACCCCGAGGAGCCACGGGAGGGTCCCGCCCTCGATCCGCTGGGCTCCGGCCTCGCTCCACTGGTACACGTGGACCGGGAGGGTCCCGACGGCCTGGGCGATGCGGGCGACGCACGCATAGACCGCCGTCACGGTGGTGGCGTTGGCCTCGTTGATGCTGACGCCGGCTTCAGTCGGCCCGCCGCCAAGCCAGTTGACCAGCCAGAGGTCCGGGTTGGCCAAGCTGGTGGAGGGATTCTCGGGGCTGGCCCGCTCCTCCTGCCGCTTGCCAAAGGGCCAAAGTCTCATGGGATTTCCGGCAACAAAAAAGGCGGCCTGGGGCCGCCGTGACGCAATCGTGGGGGTTATCGTTTATTTATGCAGCGAGGCCGCACAGGCGGTACTACAGGCAAACCAGCCCGCGTTCCTCATAGACGGACCGGCCATACTTGGCCTCCGGATTCGACATCATGAGGGCGACGCCGTCCAACGCGGCCATCAGGGGATCGATCTTGGCCGACCCCGCCGCCTGCTTCGTGATCGCGATGGCGTTGCCCTTCGGCTCCACCTTGGCGTTCGACACGGCCCAGGCCATCAGGGCCTGATCGGCGTGGACCAGGGACCCCTCCGCCAGCTTCCGCTCCGCCGTCTTGATGGCACCGGCCAGCCGCCAGCCTTGGGGAATACCGACCACCCGATCACCCGCGATTCCGCGGTCGGCCAAAGCGTCCACAATGCTCCCGACCCCGACGGGGTCCAGGCCGACGCGGTCCAGGAGGCCGGTGGCCTCGACTTGGGCCACGATGTCGGCCACGGCCTCCACGTCGTCGCCCAGCCGCTCCACCACGTCCAGGTCACCGTCACGGGCGAAGTCCAGCAACCGGCCGGCTTCGGCCTTCCGCCGCTCCAACACGCTGGTGTGTGCCCAGGCGTGTGACCACAACAGCCACTCGCGGGTGACCCGGTCGCGGCCCAGTACGGCCAGCCCCAGGAGGTCGTCCAGGCCGCCGCCGTCGATCCCGACCGTGACCACGTCGGACCGGTCCAGGATGGCTTGGAGGTCCAGCTTGGGGTTCCCGTTGGGTTCCCAGTAGTCGGCTCCCACCCAGCGGTCGGACCGCAGGGCCAGACCGATCTCCACGTTGAGATGTTGCGAGGCCCAGCGGCGTAGTTCCTCCTCGCCGGCCTCCTTGGCCGCCTCGTAGTCGCTGACCAGCCGTTCGACCGTGACAGACAGCCCGCGGTTCGGCGTGACCATCCACCAGTTCTTGGGGTCCCGCCAGTCAACGTCCGGCGGAAATTCGTACAGGACCGGCAACATGGCCCCTTTGATCCGGCCATCCCGGATGGCCCTGGCCTTCAGGAGTTCGGCCCGGAACACGCCGCTGGGCGGGCGTTCCGACTGGGTCGTGATGACCACCAGGAACCCCTCCGGCTGGGAAATCAGGCCGCCGCGAGCCTGACCAACCACCCGGTCGGCGTCGGGGCTGGACCCGACGACATGCAATTCGTCGATCAACACCCCGGCGGGCCGCACGCCCGTCAAAACCGACGGATCGAACGACTTGACCACCAGCGTGGCCCCGTTGGTCCGATCCGTCACCTTCTTCAGATGGGCCTGGACGTGGAGCCGCTTGGACAAGTATTCGTCGGCCTCGATCATCCCCACGACCTGATCCATGGCCAACGCGGCCACCTGGAGGGTCGGGGCGACCAAAATAAACTCCGCCCTGGGACGCCGGTTCAGCAGCAGCGAGACCAGCATCAGGGCGGCCCCGTAGCTGGTTTTCGAACTCTTCTTGGGGGCGAGGCAGAAGAGTTCCCGGATGTTCCGGACGTTCGTGGCTGGGTCGTACGAGCCATGGAGGGCCTGGACGATGTCGCGGAACCACTGGCCGGCGGCGGTCTCCAGCGTCGGCTTGCCCGGCACGTCCGGCAACCGGAGCCGGTTGAAGATCCGGACAGCCTTGTCGGCCTCCTCCTGGTTCAGCGGCAGATCGGGAACCAGGGTCCGACCGGTTTTCAACCGGTCACCCCAGTCCGGGCACGCGAGGTTCCAGGTCACGCCAGGATGTCGGCCCAGTCGTCACTGACAGTGCCGGCGGCCCGGCGGGCCGCTTCCTTCTTCCCGACGGATTCGTCCGGGAACAGCCGGTTGGCGAGTTGCCGCCGCTGGGTGACCGCGGCCTCAAGCTGGCGGTAAGCACCCAGGGCCACCTTGATCTCCGGGGCCGTGTCGGCCATCGCCTGGAGCTTCCGGATACGGGTGTCCAGCCGGACGTAATCCACGATCAGTTCGACAGGCAGGCCGTGCACGCGGTCAGCCAGATCGGCGACGACGCGGCGGAACAGCCGGCGTTCATCCGCGGTCAGGTCCCGCGGGGGTTTGGGTTCGGTCATGTCGGGGTTCGGCTTCAGTGTCGGCCGGTTCGGGGCCGGTCAGGTGTCGGTCCGGCCCTCAGGAGAGCCGGGGGAAAAGAAACGCAGATGAGGCCCCACGCGGTTATTCCCCCGTGGGTTGCGGAGATTTCGACCCGCCCCTGGGGTTGGCAACATTGTTAGTCTTGCCGGCCGGGCCGCTCGGCCATCCGGCGGGATCGCTCCGCCGCAGTCTTGGCTCCGTGGCAGGTTCCGCACCGGACCCGGAGGTTGGCCCGGTCCAGCGGCTCGCCGCCGTCGCGGAGTTCCACCACGTGATCGACGAACAGGCGGCACCCGGTCCGCCCGCAGTCCTCGCAGCGGTTGCCCCGCTCCTGGACCACAGCCCGGCTGAGGCTTCGCCACTCTGGGCTGATGTAGAACGGATTAGCCCGCTTGGGCTCGGGCCGGGCTGACCGGATGTCGGCCGTGGTGACCTTGGGCTTGATAGACTGCAGGCGGGCCATTCAGTCCTTGAACTTCCGTCCCTCTCGCCACTCCCGCCAAGCAATGGCGATCCGGAGGGCGAGGAACACGGCGGCACCGACGGCCATCATGACCTGATACCCGTCGGTCACCAGCGGCAACCACCACGAACTGGTCAAGGCCGTGGAAGCCGCGGTGGCGTCAGCTACTTTGTCGAACATCCGGGGTTCCTCAGCCGGGGGTCGGGGAACCCGGACGCAATACGGGGGGATAATTCTATTTAGCAGCAGAGCCGCAGAGCGGTGCACCCCCGTTCGGAAACCAAGTTGTCCGGCTACAGCGTCAAGTCGCAGTGCGGTGTATCGGCCGTGACCACCCGAATTGTCTTGGATCAAGGCGGGGGTGGAAAAATTGCGGTAGGAACTATATTCGTTCGCCCCATAACATTATCTTGTAAAGCAGCCCGGCAATGCATGAAGAACTCAACACAATTGCTTGGACAGCCGACCTGGAAATTGGGTTCGAGAGTATCGATCAGCAGCACCAAGTCTTAGTAACGCTATACAATGACCTCGTACATGCATTGGACCGCAATGTCTCCGTGGCAATGAAGCGGGAGTTCCTGTCCAGCGTTCACTCCTACTTTCTCGCCCACATGGCTCACGAAGAGGCCAAGCTTCGGGAGCACAAACATCCGAAGACGGACGAACATATTGGTCTCCACCGGGAGGCCGAAGCTGCCCTTGCAGAAGCTATTCGGCAATCGGGCGAACACCTTGACCCATTTCCAATCGCCCAATTCCTGAGAGGGCGGATACTTGCCCACATTTTAGTTGAAGACCGGTCGATGTTCAAATCGTTGGCAGAGGCGTCCGAGGCTGCCGAGTAGAGCACCGCCCGATCCCACAAGCCATCCGCAGCCATTCACACGGTGGTGTCAATAGTTGCTGACCGGAGCCGGGCGGGTGCCGGCGGAGAGTAGCCACCCGGCAGCCTGTACCAGTCCCCCAGCAGATCCAGGGCCGCCTCCAGGTACCCCTTCAGGGCCTCCCTGGACCGCCCGGTGATCTCCCCCAGCCGCTCCAGCGTGGTCTCCTGGACCACGATCCACTCCAGCACCCAGGCCAGCGGTCCAACGGCCTGGACGGCCTTGCGGTAGTCGGTGGCGGCGGCCAGACGGGCGTCGGAGTAGCCGGCGGGGTCGAACCCGCTGGAACCCGTGGCCCGTTCGGGGTCGCGGGCACCCGCCACGCCCAACACGTAGCTCACGTAAAGCCTGGACGCGGCGTCATACTGGCGGCCTGTCAGGCCCCCCCGGTGGTACATGCGTTCGACCGGGCTTTGCACCACGTGGCGGCGGATACCCGCCACCATGGTCTCCTGGGCCTCCAGGCCCGCGGCGTGCTGGGTCCGGTACGCGATGTTGTCCTGATCGGCCTGGGCAGCCTTGCGACGACCGCCCATCACTCGGTCTCCAGGCCTGCGTCAAACTCCGCGTCGGCCATGCCGGCGGCCTCCAGGCGGGCCTGGGCGGCGGCCAGTTCGCGGGCCATGCGGGCGACCCGCGGGCCGGCCACCAGGGCGCCGTACCGGTGGGCAACCTCATAGGGGGCGGTGATCTGGGCGAGGTCCAGGTATTCGTGAAAGACTTCCCGGACAGACCGGGTATCGCAAGTGTCCATTATCCAGTCTCCAAGTGCAGTGCGGCACTGGAGGTATTTAGCCGGACCACTCAAAATCCGGTCCCGGCGGGTCACCGTGATAAATAGTACCCGGAGCCCCGCAGTCCCTGGCTTGCTCATGCGGGACACTTCATCTCCGAGTGCAATCGCGACGAAGGCCCGCCGGGTTTCCCTGGCGGGCCTTTTTTAGCGGAAACTCGATTTTTTCACGACCTCATCAGGTCACCCACTCGATCCAATGGGACTTGTCATCAAGCCTCATCTGGACCTGCTCCCCCGCACACTGAATGAACGTCGCTTGGAAAGCGGTCCAAGCCGGGCCGGTTGCCCCGATGCCGGCCCCGATGAACGAAGCTGCAATCGCGGCGACGGCGGCCGCGATTGTGCCTTGCTGAATACAGTTCTGCACTGCACCACCGAGGTCGTCCGGGCCTTCGACGGTCAAGGTCAACTCATGCCTGAGCTTCTTCATCTTAACATGCGGGACCCAGCCATCCCATTCGACACCCGTCGGTTGAAAGCTGTCGTCGAATACCGCGATAGTGTTCTGATAGAGAATGGCCATTTTTCTCCTCCCTGGAATCATTAGCGGAGACAGCCATTATGGTTCTGATAACAAAAAGTCAGCATTCACAACTTTAGTGATATGATTTCGTAGCCTACATTCAACGCTTCGAACATACTTCCGCAACCCACTGGTCCGTCGTCAGGGTCTGGAGCCCCGCCGGGAACTCCCCGCAGGCCGCCGGCCATCGGGCCGTGAACGCGGCCAGCCGGGGATCGGGGACGGTCGTGCGGGTGCCCGCCTGGACGGTCCGGAACCACCCGTCACGGGCGGCCCGGTGCCGGACGGAGTTCACGGGGGCGGCGGTCCGGGTCCGGCTTGACCGGCCGTGGCCGGTGGTCATCGGGACGCCGCCACCCCTCAGCCTTGGCCCTCAACTGGATCGTGACCCGGCTGCAGCCGTGCCGCTGGCCCAGCCGCTCAAACGTCACGCCCTCGACCTCGAACCCGTGCCGGATGGCCGGCCAGTCCAGGGCCGGGGCGGTTTTGCTTCGCTTTCCCATGCCGGGATAGTACCTGGGCGGGCGGGTCGAAGTCGAAATGCAATATCCGTCCGGCAGGTTGGCGGAGAGCAACACAGGGTCAGGCAAAAACCCCCCGTTATCATGGTTTCCTTAGATATATATAAGGTGCCCATGATAACGGGGGGTTTTTTCAAGCCGACATCTTCTCGCCCTGCCGACGGCGAACCTCCAGGACCTCACCGTCGGACAGGACGTGACGCAAGTCGTACCGGCTGTACTGGGCCAGCACGTCGCAGATCTTCAGCCACAGGCTGGCCGACATCACGAGCCAGTGGTGTGGGTCGTCGCCGCGTTTGCGGAATCCCAGGTTCCGACCCGCCGACTGGTTGAAGGTATCGACATGGGCCAGCCGGATACAGACATCCACGCCCAGCCAGCCGTTCAGCACCTCGTGGAACTCGTGTTCGTCAGGTCCCATGTGGAGCATGACCTGGGCGATGTCCTGCCCGATCATGCCGTTCGACCCCTTGGCCCCGGCGTGGGTCTGGGTCCGCTCGACCTCCCGCCCCTTGTTGGTGATCACGAAGAAGTCCTGGCCGTGGGCGGCCCGGAACCGCTCCACGACCGCCGGGACGTTGGCGGCGGTGCAAGCCCGGTCGAACGTCACCCTGACGGTGTCGCGGGCCAGCCGGGGACACTCCAGTTCGACCACGGTCCACCCGGCCTTGCGGCGTTCGGCCAGCGTCTTCCTCGACTGCCCCAGCACGGTCACGGGTTCCAGGTTGGCCGCGATCAGGGTGGGCAACACCTCGGTGGTGGTCGCGACCACCCGGCGGGCCAGACCGGCCCACCATTTCCGCTCCCGCACCATCCACCGGTTTCCGGCGGCCCGGCTGTAGATCGAATGGTCGCCGGCCGGGCCGTACTCGCCGGAGTCCCGCACCGTGACATCCCGCCACGCTTTCGCCGATCCCCCCGCGATCTGGAGGGCGTCCTGGAACGTCAGGCCCAGGGGGGCCTCCCGGAGGTCGTCCCAGACCCGGTACTTGTCCAGGGTGTGGCCGGACTTCCGCCACACCGGCTCGGCCCGCTTCAACGCCTGCACCCACTCGACCGTGTCCGCCCGCCGGGTTTCCAGGATGTCGTGGGCGGCGACCTCGTCATGGACCGCGAGAGCCAGACCCATTTCGGCCTGGAGCATGTCGTAGCGGTCGGCAGCCTCCTGCCGGTGGTCATGCCCGGTGCCGTCGGCCCGCTCCTCCAGCGACACGCCACCGAAGCGAGCCCGCCATTCCGGGTGCCCCTTGCCCCGTTCTCCGGCTTCCACCGGGGCGGAACGTCGCCGCGTCATCTCCCGCCAGACCCGCCAGAAATCGCGGTGCCAGAACCGCCGGGAATGCGTCCAGGTCGTCCACGCCTGCATCAGCCCATGCTGGGTGAACCACACGGGCCACCGGTTCCCGACGGCGTCCCACACGGCCCGGTGCCGCTTCTCCAGGGCCTCCAGGGCTTCCGGCTGGAGGGTCGCAACTGCCCTCCAGAGCGTGGTGTACCCGGCGGCCAGGGCCGCCCCGGACGACAACGGCGTGAGCTTCAGCCGGCCGCAGACCTCGCGGTATTCGGCCTCCCACGCCCGGATGACCACAGCATGGTAGCGACCGCCCGCCGCGGCCTGCATGGCGTTGAATTCCGCGGCCTTCTCGGCGGCGTTGTCGTAGGAGATGAAGGCGTACATGGAGGGCCGGCCGGTGGCCCCGATGGCGGCCATGATCTCGCTGTGGGCGGCCATCAGCCCGCGGGTTTTGCCCGACCCTTCGGGACCCTTGAGCCACGCGAAGTCATGGCTGACGACGGCGTCCACCACGGCTCGCCGGGTCAACGCCGGCACCACATCGCGTGTCGTGGCCCCGTCCTGAAATCGCTGCTCCAGGTCGGACAAGTCCCGCCCCCGGACGGGGTCGATCCAACACACGTTGGCGTCCGGGTCGGGGTCCCCCGGAATGTTGTCGTTGGCCTCGCCGTGCCCGTCTCCGACCCGCCGGGCGGCCTCCTGCCGCCCCCGGTGGTCCATCGTCCACATGCGGATCAGGACCCCCATGGGGCGATCCAGGCGGCCCTTGACCGGCCGGGCATCCCGCCCGCAGAGATAGGGGGCTTGGTACTTCTCCTTCATGATCGACGACGGGTTGGTGTCGGCCACGCTGTTGTTGAAGCGGGCCACCCATTCGCCCTTCACGTACTCCAGCCGGTACAGCCGGGGCCACTCGCCCCAGGCCCGCCGGCACGCCTCCCGCAACTTGCCCTCGCAATGCAGGCGTTCGGCCTCGCTGAGCGGCCCGGCGTTGATCGTGCCGCCGATCCCACCCACCGCCTGGGGCCGGGCACCGATCAGGAAGGGTTCGGGGCGGTGGAAGAGTTCGTTGGCGTCGCCCGCCCTCCGCTCCCGCAGGGATTCCCACAGGGTGAGTTGCGGCACCCGCGTGCCCTCCGGGATGCCGAGCAGGTTCCCCGGCCCGACAACCCGGCTGCCGTGGGGAAGCCGGCGGAACTGTTCCGGAAACCTCAGGGAGGCGTCGGCCTCGATCTCCGCCGGTACCTCGAGGATGGTCTTGACCGCCCGATGGATGTCGTCCCAGTGGGCAATGAATCCCGGCCGCATCGCCCGTCGGTCCAGGCGGTACCGGTCCACGGCCATCCACGAATCGAACAACACGTGGATGTGGATCGACTTGTTGCCGGACCAGCACGCCGTGATCCCCAGGAAATCGGCGTACCGGCTGAAATGCTCGAAGACCCGGCCCAGCGGAGCGTCCATCGGCTTCTTGCCGGCCGACCGGCACCACCGCAGTTGTTCGCGGAAGAAGTCCAGCGACTTCACATCGAATTCAACAGTGTAGCACTGGGGCAATCCACCCCAGACCCGCTTGGACGGTTCCGTCCATTGCTCCTTGCCGTCCGGCCCCACGACTTTCCGGCCGAACAACAAGCTGTTGGTGAAGAACGTCAGTTGGGGCTGGTAGGCGGCCCACTCGTGCATGCCTTCCCGGCGGATCTCCAGGGCGAGTTCCTGCGACCGCCCCCATTCCTTTTGGGTGTCGCTCACACAGAGGTAGCTGGCTTCGGTGGGGTCCCCGTTGGTGACCACCAAGTACCGCCAGATGAACTTGGTCGCGAAATCGTTCAGGGGGTTCTGGGTCAGCCGCCGGAACTGGTTGAGGGGCTTCGGCCCCAGCGGGGCGATGTACTGATCCCATAGGTCAAGAATGGGCTTGTGGTCGTCGTGCATGATGGTTGCCGTCCAAACCCGGCAACAAGACACACTGAGAGCGATCAATGGAAGTCATGGTTGCCGTTCCGAATAGCCGTTCCAAAGGCGAAGAGACGCGGCGTGGACCGGAACGGCTTTGTCCTTCCGCCTGGGGATCAGCCAAGCGTCGCCGCGTCTACCGTTATTTATGCGGTGCGGGATTCCTCCCGGTCAAAATTCAGATCGCCTCTTCCGGCCACCCGTCCAACATCAACTTGATGTTCGCCACGCCCATCTCGAATTTCTCCTGGTCCGGCCAGGGCATCCCCGGTCGGCCGGTCTCCAGGATTTGCTCGGACCCGTGATCATAGATCTCGTAGGTCTCGACGCCGCGATGGCCACGCCACACCCCAGGCTCCACCTGGGTCCAGGTGACCTTTTCAATGGCGGCCAT